GTCCGCGATCTGCTTCGCCAACTTCTTGAACGTGTCGTCGTCGCCGACGAGGAAGATCTTCGGGAAATTGGCGGCGCGCAGCAGATGGTCGCGCTCCGATTCCTTGTTGAAGATCGCGACGTTCTTCTTGGCGAGCGGATAGCCAACGTTGCGACGCAACGGCAGCACGACCCGGAACACCGGCAACTGCAGCCGGCCCGACGCGTCCTCGTAACGATGCGTGCCAGGCTGGCCAAACGGCACCGCCACGACCTTCGTCCCTTGCTTGCTCTCCCGGTACCGCTGCCAGCCCTGCCGGTCCACGATGAGGTACTGCTTCTCGATCCCCGGCTCATCCTGCAGGCCCGCCCGCGTCTCGGCCTCCTCGCAGATCTTCACCATCGCGAGGCCGTCCTGATCCTCCACCCAATCCACCACACGCTCGGGCTCGAGCAGCTTGACACGCGACGCGCCGTTCACCACGTCCACCATGACCCAATGACAATGCGTGATGACGAACTCGATGCCGAGCTGCTTCCAGATCGTGGCGTAACCGGTGTTCGCACCGTCCGCGTTCCGGTACAGCTTACCGATCACGGAGGCGGGATCGTCCGCGGTGCCCAAGTCGCCGAACACCCGCGTCGCATCGTCCTCGACGTGAAACAGCATGCCGGCCAGCGCATCGGCGCAGAGGCCGAAGTGCGACGTGAAGTCGGCCAACGCCCGACGCTCGTTGTAGGCGGGCTCAGTCTCGCCGGTCCCCTTGCGGATCAAGTACTCGCTGATCTTGTCAGCGTCGAGCACCTCGCCCGTATACACATCGCGCGCATACCGCCACTTACTGGCGTTGGCGCACCAGTCGGGATGGCGGTAGTCGAGCCACGACCCCTTCCCTTTCGGGACGGTCGTGAGCGGATTCAGGTAGTAGGGGAGACCAGCTGCTTGGGCCATCAGTTCCACACCAGGGCGCGGCCCGGACACTTCGCGTGCCACCGCGCGTTGATCTGCGCCTCAACGGCGACGCCGCCGAGCACCGGCCCGAACTCCGACAGGATCTGCGCGTAGCCCCGCCCGATCACTTCCGGTCGGTCCCCACGCGCCACCGCAACCTCGAAGGAGGCGCAATACGCCTCAATCTCGGCGTCGAGCAGCTCGAGCCAGGTATAGGGCCGCGGGCAGCCGTTCGGCCCGTCTTTCGGCCGTGCCGCCGCCTGCGCCCGATGCACCGCTTCGTGAACGAGGATTTCGACCACGACGGGATGGGCGACGTAACCCGAATCGGTGCGCTCGAACAGCTCGGCATCGATCACGGACCGCACCCGCCCGCGCTCGTCACAGAACGTCGTGGCCAGTGCATTGGGCGGAAGACCCGAGCGTTTCTGTACGATGACGTTGGTGGAGCAGGCGGAGCACGCCACGAGCAGGGCGAGAGCCCAGTCGAAGATTCGGTCGTGACGCCGCTGCTTTTTCACCGAAGGGACTCCCCGTAGAGGAACTGCCAGTCTACGGAGAGTATACGCCCGCTACGCCTGACCCAACGCCCTCACCATTGCCCCTGAAAACCGAGGCCCGAAATGCTGCTCCGTCCGCCCCGCTGTCGGACCCAGTTCCAGTAGACCACAGCGTCCGCCTTGTTCGGCGACCGGCCCAGCAAGGCCCGGATCTTGTCCTTCTCGTGCATGTACGTCTTGCCGCTCCGCGTCCCCGCCTTCACCGCTGTCAGTTCCCGCTGCAGCTCAACGTCCGCGAAGCCTGGGCCGCCCACGCGCCCGTACTGCAGATCGTCCGCGAGCAAGTCATACATCTGCGCCCGCAGATTCGCATAGACCTCGACGTCATCCTTCTGCGGCACCGGCTCCGCCGACGACTGGATATTCACGACCCGGAGCCCCAGTCGGTACAACTCGTTCACCGCCCCGGCGCCCACCCCGATCCCATCTACGCCAACCGCGCCAGCCGCCACTCGCGGCACCACCCCGAACGGGTCGCCCACGATTAGGGGCGCCACCTTCTCGCGCGCCATCTTGTTCGCGTCAGGGCACGCGAACGCCTCCACCCGGTCGAGCCGCGCCCCGGACCCATACGCGATCGCCGCCGGGTCCCCGTTGGTCGAGTTCGACGGGTCCACCCCGAGCGCCGGCGCCCCGTCCGGCATCTCCCGTGTGGCGGCCGCCTGAATCCACGCGAGCTTGAGCAGCGCGTCCTCGGCCTCCGCCGGCGACAACCCACGCACCGCGGCCTTGAACCGCGCCGACTCAGCCCCGTGCTTGCGCTCGAGCCGCGCCACCGCAGCCCGCGTCACCGCCCCCTTCATCAGGTCGGTATTGTCGAGCACGACGTTCGGATGATCCAGCGCCGAGGCCCGAATGTGCACCACCCCGGGCGACGTGCAGAACCGATGCAGTGAGTCCAGCTGATGCTCCGGATTCCCGATCATCAGAATCAGGTTCGTGAGCGGCCGCGTGTTCGTCTCCTCCACCGCCGTCACGACTGCCTGCTTGATGCCCGGCCCTTCCTCGAGCACGAACAGCTGATTCTCGTCGTGGAACCCCTGCGCCCGGGCCGCTGAGAACTCGCCGGCACCCGACCCCGCCGCGTACCCCCACGCGTTCCACGACGACTTCTCCGGATCGTCGTCGTTCCGCATCTGCAGATGCAGCCGTTTCAGCTCCGCCTCAGGCCGCCGCGGCTGGAACTTCGCCCAGAAGCGGCCGATCTGCTTCCACATGTGGAGCTCGAGCTGCTTCTCCTTCGGCGCGAGCGAGATGACCGTGGGATCGGGAAGGAAGTTCTCAAGGAACCAGAGCGTCGCGATGGCCGCCAGGCCAAACGTCTTGCCCGTGCCCTTTCCCGACTCAAGCCCGACCCACTTGCCCGCGGCCAACGCCTCAAGCGCCTGCGCGAGCGGGTCGACGTCGCCATCCCACACGTGAGTCTCGTACGCCCCGCCGTACTCACTCCACCGCAGCGTGCGCCGATCCACACCGAGCGCGGACTCCGCCCAGCCGATCGGGTCCAGCCGCCAGCGGACCGGGTCCACCGGTGCCATCTGCTGCTGCGCCAGAGCGGCACGCTGTGCCACCTTATCCGCCTCACGCTGCGCCTTCCGCTTCTCGCTCTGGCGCTCCTGCTTGCGGTAATAGGCCGGCGAACCTTTGACGACGGGCATCGACTAGCGAGCCACGGGGTAGGTTCCCCAAATTGAGGGGTGGCCCGCCCGCCGCCGCGGCGCGCGATACCCCCTCCCGGGGGGGTCTAAACGACGGCATCTGATCAGCTTAGCAAGCGCGGCCAGAGACACAGCGGATCCTCGAACAACGGGTAGGGGTGGCCTGGCGTCCATCCCCCGATAGGGATGGGGGTTAGGTGCCCACGGCGCAGCTGCGCCGGATGGATGGGAAGTGATCACCACTCAATAGGTCCAATCGTTACGCAACAACGACTTAGCTAGACCGTCGTGGCAGGAATCGTGGCAGAAGTAGGGTAGATGCCCACAGATCACGACACGACTAAGATACTCACGGGTATCTGAACTGCGTTGCCTGCACTACGGGAGAGAATACGCCCGACGCTGAGAGTAGACCTTGCGTACCAACCGATACGCTCAGTATCTTCCCTGCGCTGAATGGAGACCTGGCGCGAGGGCGCGCCGTTGTCACTCCCGAGGAGAGGGCTACAGGCATGACCACGCGTAAGCCGTTTCTCGTGCGCCTGCGTGATACCGAACGCCGACCGATCGAGGAACTGGCGAAGGAGGCCGACGTCTCAGAAGCAGAAGTGGCGCGGCGGCTGCTCATCCCTGCTGTCACGCTGGCCAAGCAGTACGGCCTCAACGAGGTATCGGCCGAGCTGCGCCGGCAAGCACAGGAAGCGTTGGGACTCAGTAGCGGCACGTTGCGACGGAAAGTTGCCCGAGCGAAAGCGAAGCTGCCCCTGAAATCTTCACCCAAGAGCGGCGGGCCGAAGATGCGATTCGGATAGGACAGCACCGACCGGACAACACCTTCCAGCAGGCCTCGAGCCTCCACATTCGCCCTCGCTCGGGGCCTGCTTCTTTTCCCACGCTGTCACTTCCTCCCTTCTCTCCACTCAGGAATCGGTCAACGCGAGCCGTGCGACTTCCGTTCCTATAACTACCTGGAACGGGTCGTCACGGCCCGCACGTTGTTGACCTGTGCCCACCTATTCCCGCCTACGGGAACGGGTCGCGCTCCGCTAACCGTGGTCCCCGCCTCAGGATAACTCGCTGTCGCTACTGACCCGTTCCCACCGATTCCCGGCCCCAGAAGCGACACCAACAGATTGAGCACGGGGAACGGCTGGGAACTGGTCGAAGTGTGTGCTGCGTGGGCACTTGGCGATAGGCGACACTGGCTGCGATTCCTGACCGTTTCTCTCCCGTATCTGACCGTATACGACCGTTGACAGGCGTAGCGTTCGGGCGTATAGTAATGACACGATGCGTAAACGCAACGCTGCGGCACGGACGCAATGCTTGACGGGTCGAGGCTGCTGAATGGCGCGCCCCGCCACGCGGTCCGCGGTGGTCTCTGAGGAGATTCGGGACTCGGTGCTCGACGCATTCGGCACGGTCTGGAATGCGTATCGGCAGTTGGATCGAGCCTTTCCGTTGGCCGAGCGTGGCGTGAGCCCGGCCACGTTTGCTCGAGCGCTGCGGGAGCAGACGGTAACGCCGGCGCAGGCGGAGGCGATTCTGTCGGCCTGGAACCGCCGGCGGGTGCAGGCGGTGGCGGCATGAGCGCAGGCCGCATGAGCAAGTGCATCGGGACCTGCTATGCGGGCGACTACGCGGCGTGTAACTGCAAGCATTGCCGTTCTCCCCAAGAGTGCTCGTGCGCTGTGCCGTTGGGGTCCTGCGGCGCCGAAGGCCTCGTGGTTGCTTCGACGGGTGCCGTCGCGGACTCACCCCGCGCCGTGGCTCTTGCCCGGCTGGCCGCGACCGCCGAAGCGTTCCCCGACCTCCGTATCGGGCAGATCATCGTCAACGCGCTGCCCGATCGGTTCGGGAACGATCCCTACAACATCACGGACGAAGACCTCGCGGCTGCGCTCGACGATTACACGCGTGATTGGAGCGGCCGGTGAGGCGCTTCTACGCCTTCCTGCTGCGCTGGCTCGAACTCGGCGAGCGCCGCTGCGCCTACTGCGGGGCGTTGATGGGATGGAAGTGGTTCGGTGCCGTGGCTGCGCGCCCACAGTCGCTGAGTGGGAAGGCGCTGCCGTTCGTCATTTCGCACGGTATCTGCCTCCCCTGCAATCGGTCCAACTTCGGTGAGGGGGCGGCGTGATCCCCCGCCGACAACCGCAACTCTGCGAGTTCTTCGTCGAGCTTCGTGAGCGCTTCTTCCCTACGAACGTGGCGAACATGATCACCGTCGCCGGTCCTCGCGCCACTCGGGAACGCGTGAAGCCGGTCCGTAGCAAGAAGGCCAAGACGCGCTCGAAGAAACGGCGCCGCGCATGATCCGCGACCCGCTCTTCGCGCTGCATCGGTGGGAGGACGGTTTCGTCGGGTATCGGCTCCGGCCGTGGGCCGCCGTCGTCAACGCGCTCCTCATGTCTGCGTTCCTCTGGACGCTGCTCATCGCAACCGGCCACCTCCTGTGGAGCATGCTCCCATGACCCCGCCCAAGAAGCCGAAGATCAATCTGCGCACTTTCAAGCTCGCTCATGGCTCGCATAAGAGCATCGAGCAGGGCGCCTGCGTGATGGAGCTCGCCTCGTACCTCGCGGGCCGACCCTTCTCGGACCACCCGCCCTGCGTCTCGCCCGTGATCGGCGCGTTTCTGCGCGCCTGGAACGATGCGCTGGACAACGCGACGCGGCAGAAGCTGAAGCCGTACGCGCGGAAGGTGCTCGGTACCAATACGACGCCCGAGGACGAGGAGACGCGGGCTTGGCTCGCCACCGACTGGCTCGCTCGCGTGTCGGCGCCAGCCTGGCTGGACCTCGCCGGCCTGACCGATCACGCCACGAAGCTCCGGGCGCTGCCCCCGCTAACCTCGAACGAGATCGCGATTGCTTCCCAGTCCGTGCTGAGCGCGGCGTGGAGCGCGGCGAGGAGCGCGGCGGAGAGCGCGGCGAGGAGCGCGGCGAGGAGCGCGGCGTGGAGCGCGGCGGAGAGCGCGGCGAGGAGCGCGGCGTGGAGCGCGGCGGAGAGCGCGGCGTGGAGCGCGGCGAGGAGCGCGGCGTGGAGCGCGGCGGAGAGCGCGGCGTGGAGCGCGGCGACTGACAAGCTGGCGCCCATCGTCAAGGCGT